AGAGGTAGAATCGGTTGAATATATCAAGGCGTGTCCTTGTTTTGATGTGCGGGCAGAGTACCCGAATTTCTTACGAAATACAGTGATAACAGCAAAAAAATAGGAGGAACAATCATGAAATCAACAGTTATAACCTTCACAAAGGGTGAGAAGAACTATGTAAGCAATGCCGTTCAGATAAATTCTGCGGAAGTAGGATTGCAGATTACATTTGAAAAAGGCGCTAAGCTTTGGGTGTATATAAGCTATGACGGAGAAAACTTCTCTGTTGTAGAGAGCAGAAGTTACGATAAGAAATTCGCTCGTCCGATCGTCGGCCTTATCCCCGGGCAATATCTCAAAATCGAATGTGAAACAGAACCGGTAAAGGCTTCTATCTTTGAATCGGAAGAATAATGGACGCAATAGGATTAAATCCAATTAAGCTTGATGCGATAGGGCTTGATCCTATTCGCATGAATGCGATACGCTTAGGAGTTCCGGGAGCTTCTTCCGGTTCCGGTCGTCCCTACATCGACCCCGAATTGCTCAAGCACGTCAAGATGGCCATCTCCACCTGGGGCAAGTCCAACGACGACCCCGACCGGGCAATCTTGAAGGACTTGTCCGGCAACGGGAACGACATGCGCCTGCTTAACTTCTCATTTACGGAGGGCAGTGGATATGGATTACCGAGAACCGACTTCGAAGGTGCATTAATTACTGATGGGATTGACGACCAAATTGTTTCCACTAAGACTATTCAGGAGATGTTGGGAGGAAGCAATGATATTACGGTGGTGAGTATGATTTATCATATTAATTCACGTTTATCGGGTGGTAGCGGATATACGAATTATATAGATAATAATCTACCAACAGGTCAACAGTATTTCAGAAATAAAGTTATCCCCCAAGGTTTTGGTAAGTGGGGAATATATGGATATTCTTCCAAAAATAATGCAATTCCAGTACCAATTACAAATATATTAGGTGATAAAGCTGATTATAGTAGTGGTCAATCGGGAACGTATGACGGACTATTAAGTTCAAATGCTAAATTTTCACCTATTGGCAGAAGTCAGATAACCGGTTCTGATACTAGTTCTTGTGCTTGGTACTGGACAATCCTAGCCGACAAAGTCCTGACTACAGACGAAATAAACCAAATCATCGCCTATTTTAACCTTGACCGTCCCGGACAGATCATCAAGCCTCAGTTGTACTGTAACATTAAGAAGCAGGGCATCACTAACGACAACCACGCAGAGTTTAACGATCAGTTGATTGACTTTGTAGGAGGTCGCAATATCCAGTTGAATAATGTTGCATGGAAAGGAGAAAGTGGAATAATTGATGGTGCGTTATATCTAGACGGTATCTCCGACTTCGGCAAGGCTACCGGATTGCCTGTTTTGAAAGACTATACTATTTGTGCTCTTCGTAAATGGTTATATGGTGATTCTGTAACAAGTACTGAAACTGGCTCTATTGTTTCTAAATCTAAAGTTGGTAATGACGGTGCTTTTATTTTAGAGCAGACGTTTAATCGAAATCCTTCTCGCTCTAGCACCTTTTCTTTTGGCACAATTAACTCGTTGATGAGTAACGATAAGTTGAACGAAGAATCATTTACTTATCAAACTAAATATAGTTATAACGGGGAGACTATAGTATCCGGTTCCGGCGTTGATATTGACTCTATGTGGCTAGGAACGATTAGAGACGGTGATTCTCGTTTCTCTAAACTCGCATTATGGTCATTGATGCTCTTCCCCTACAGCCTCTCCGAGTTCCTCCTTGAACGCCAATTGAGAAAGTACAATGCAGGCACTTTGTATCCGGGTATGGTTGAGTTTAGACCGGTTATCAAGAGTAATGTCCCTTACTCCTCGATCTCCTACTCAGTTAATCCGGGCGAATACGTTACCGAAGGTGGCACGGTCACTATCACTATAACATTGTCAAATGCTTCTGATAAACTGGTCGGTGTATCATCTAACGCCATCAGCGACATATCCATCTCTGGAGACAATGGTGTCTACGAGATAACCGGAAAGGTCACCAAGTCTCCTCAGAAGATCAGCATAGTTATCTCCAGCTACTTGACAATGCTGAATAACGATACTTTAATTTCAAATGAAACATTAATTAAAAACGAATAATATGGAAAAGATATTTGACATAGCAAAAGACTCTGAAAAATCATGGGGAGTCATTGCGCAGGGGATAGATAGAAATTTTGAGGAATTATCTAACGAGGCACAAGAATCAAATACGGCCTCTCATATAAGTAAGGTTGTTTCTTCGTCTATAATGCCGACAATAATAGAGAATAAACAAGTTACAGTTGACGGAATTAGGGATGCTTCTATCCAAAATTACGCTGAAATTGATGTTTCGATTTTTACTGATGGAATTCTAAGAGTTACCGCATGGACATCCACTAACGCTATAGTAGGTTACCAATGGCTAGATAATGACAATAATACTACATTTGTTTCCACCTCGGAACATGGAGGAGGGATGTATACATATGAAATTATAGTTCCGCAAAATGCAACAAAATTACAATTCTCATTTTTTAAAGAACATGGGATATCTGTTGATGCTACTTATACTGCACGTATCCCTGTAAATGTTGAGGTAGCAAAAATGGCTCCGGTCATTTCTCTTGCCGGGATGGACGGAGCAGTTAATACCGCAGACAGTATTTCTAATGAAGAGTTACTGATTACAAATTATCCAAGATATGTAAAAAGGGAATATACAGTAAGCCTTAATTCTAAAATTAAATCATTTTCGGAAATAGCTGTTGGAGTTGGTCATCTTACTACAAGAGGGTTGTATGTAATAATTGATAATACGAACATTAAGGTTGTTATGTATATCAATAATACAGAGACAGTCTTAGCTACTCACGCACATAACTTGACAATATCGGCATTTATTAACGTATTAGTTGACTATAAGGAAGATACAATTAAATATGTAATCAACACATTTGGTGGAAGTTATTATGGTACT